TCGGCCTGGCCGGCCGCCTCGGCGGCCGCCGCCTGGACCCTGGCGCGCTGGCCGCGAATGCCCTGGGTGAAGCCGCGCATGGCGTCAGCGCCGGCGTTCAGTAGCTTGCCGGGCAGTTCCTGCATCCAGGTCCAGACCTCGGCGAAGGCGGCCTTGAAGTCGTTGAGCGGCTTGAAATTGGAGATCGCAGTCTTGATCTGACCGACGCCGGCGTCGACGGCCATGCCCAGGCCCTTCCAGACGTTGGAGACGAAGCCGGTGATCGGACCCCAGTTCCGTACGAAGAAACCGAGCGGCGTGAAGGTCAGCAGGTAATACTTGAGGCCGTCGATGCCGAGGCCGACCAACTGCTTCAGGAAATCCCAGGTCGCCGACATGAAGTTGGCGATCGGGCCCCAGTTGCGGATGAAGAAGCCGAGAGGGGTGAAGTTCATCACATAGCCGGCGATCAGGCTGAAGGCGCCCGAGACGACATCGTGGATTCCGTTCCAGAGTCGGCCGAACCACGGGCCAATGGTCGACCAGTTGCGGATGATCAGATAGGCGCCGGCCGCCAGGGCGGCGACGGCGGCCACAACCAGCAGCACAGGCCATAGCAGGGCGCTCATGCCGACGGCCGCGCCGCCGGCGGCGGAACCCGTCCCGATCAGGCCGGCGATGACCGGCCCGAACAGAATGCCCGCCTGGGTCAGCACCAGCTGCAGCAGGGCGAAGGGGCCAAGCACCGCTGCGACGATCATGGCCAGGCCGCCGAAGACGATCAGGGCGGCGGAGATGACGCCCAGCAGGGTCGCGACGACGCGGATCACGTTGGGATGCGCCTCGGCGAACTTCGACACCCGGTCGGTCATGCGACTGACGAAGTCGGCTCCGGCCTTGATCTGGGGCAGGAAGTTCGTGCCGATCTGGATGGCCAGCCCCTTGATGCCCTGATCGGCCTGGCCGATCGCATGTTTGGCCCCGCTCGTGCGGTTGGCGAACTCGGCCGCCATCGAGCCCGCGGTCTTTTCGGCATCGGCGACGGCGTTCAGATTCTCCTCGAGGACTTCCAGCTGGGTGAGCATGGGGGCGATGGCCGCCACGGATTCGGAGCCGAACAGCTGGGTCAGGATCGAGGCCTGGCGATCTGGCGTCAGTTTCCGCACGCGCTCGAGGACGTCGAGAATCGTGCCGCCGGCGTCTGTCTGCATGGCGCGGGCGACCGCTTCAGCCTCAAGGCCCAGGGCGGCGTAAGCGGTCTTCTGGGCTTTGGTCGCTGCGGTTCCCTTGGTGAGGGCGAGCATGGTGTTCTTGATGCCGGTGGCGGCGACCTCTTCAGCCACGCCCATGCCGACGATGGTCGAGCCCAGGGCCGCGATCTCGCCGGCGGCAAGGCCGGCCACCCCGCCGAGCGGTCCGATCCGGGTCACCACGTCCGAGATCTGCAGGGCGGTCGCGTTGCCGTTGTCGCCCAGGTAGTTGATCTGGTCCGCCAGGCCCCGCACCTGCGGCTGGGTCATTCCGAAGGCCGTGCGCCAGGTGGCCATCATCTTGCCGGCGACCTCGGCCGAGGAGTCGAAGGCCACGGCCATCTGGCCCGCGTCTTCCCCGAAGCCGACGAGCTCGCCGCGGGGGATCTTGGCCTGGCCGGCGGCGGCGATGATCTGGGCGACGCCCTCGGCCGGAAGGTTGAGATCCTTCGACAGCTTCAGGATGTCGCGGTTCATCTCGGCGAACTGCTGGGGCGTGTCGAAGTCGACCACCTTTTTCACGTCCAGCATGGCGTCCTGGAAATCGACCGCGGCCCAGCCCGACTTGAACAGCGGAGCGCCGAGCGCGCCGCCGGCGGCGACGGCCGACGTCCCGGCGCCCAGGGTGGTCGAGGCCAGCGCCTGGGTCTTGTCGTAGCGATCGCGCGCGGCATCGAGGCGCTTCTGGCGATCGGCCAGTTCGGTCACGCGGCTGATCTGGACCCTCAGGGCGCCGTTGGCCTGGTCGGTCTCGAGCTTCAGGCGGGCTTCATGACGGGTCAGGTTGGAGGTCGAAACCCCTGCGGCCGCCAGGCGGCCGTCCATCTCCTTGAGCGTGGTGATCTGCTTCTGCTGTTCGGTCGTCAGGCGGGTGACTTCGCCCTTCGCCTTCTGCAGCCGGTTAGTCAGCGCCTGGGTCGGCTTTTCAGCCATGCCATACTGGATCTGCAGTTGCTCCACCTTTCGGCGGGCCTCGGTCAGCGCCAGGTTGTTGGAGACGATGGACTGCTGCTGGGTCCGATACGCGCGCACGTCGCGCGTGGTGCGCTGAAGCTCGGAGATTTTGTCGCGGGTCGCCTTCACTGCCGCGCCGGCGACTTCGGTTTCGGCCTTGATGCCGCGCAGGAACCTGGTGGCGTTGCCCGCCGCGTCCATGATCAGCTGCAGGCGCAGTTTCTTGTCCATGATTCAGGATCTCGGGATCAGGGTCTCGCGGCGGGGGTGGCGGTCGTCATGTCAGGAGACAGGTCACGTGGGGGGCGGCGCGTGGATGCGGTTCCAGCGCTCGACGGCCCGCTCTCGCCACTCCATCACGTCCCGGATGGTCATGTGATCGAGCTCGGAAGCGGGCCAGTGGAAGACGAGGGCGATGTCCGCCCAGGCGTCCTCTAGGACTCGAGGCCAGCCGACTCCTTCTGCTGCTTCGTCAGCAAAAAACCCGTTACCTCTCCGCAGATTGAGGCGATATCCTCAGGCTCCATGGCGAGGAACTCGTCCTGCGGGATCTTGGGTTCGGAGATCCGGGGCACCACGACGGAGCAGGCGTTGACGTCCATCTTGTAGAGGTCGTTGAGGTTGGTGCCACGCAGGGCGCCGCCCAGGGGCTTGCGCAGGTAGATCTCGTGGATCTCCTTCCCGCCGCGGACGATGGGGTTGTCGAGATCGACCCAGCGGATCGGGCGCCCGCCGGCGTCGTGGGTCGAACGGTCCTTCCTGGCGGAAGGCGTATCGGCCTGCGCGACAGCGGCGGTTTCGGTTTCGGGCGTGGGGGCGGCGTCATTCATGGCGAGCGGCTCTTAAAGTTCTGGGTGAAGTACGGGCGCTGGTCAGCGCCCGATGATGGCGCGGACCTGGGCCAGGCGGTCGACGCCGTGAACGATCAGGACGCCGTTCAGCTTGTCGATCTCGAACTCGACCACGCCGTTGCGCTCCTGCTTGTAGTAGACGCAGGTGGTCTCGTAGCTGACCTCGGTCTTTTCGCCGGTGGCTTGGTCGCCGCGGTCGATGGAGTGGGTTTTGCCCCGCACCGTGACCTGGACGTCGTCGTAGCCCGCGCCGTTCTTGTAGGCGCCTGCGAAGCGGATCTGGGCGGCGTCCAGTCGCGGGTCCGCGAAGGTGCTCTCGATGGCCGGGATGTCGCCGCCGTATTTGTGGCTCAGGACCAGCTTCTCGATGCCGACGGCCAGATCGATCTCGGCGATCATGCCGGCTCCGCGCCACGCCTCGAGCTTTTCGGCGATCTTGGGCAGGGTGACGCTCTTGTTCTCGCCCATGGTCGAGCGACCATCGACGAAGACATTGCAGTCATAGAGTTGGCGAGGCATCTGCATCGGGGTTTCCTAGCGAAATTCGTATGTTGTCGAGGGAAGCGTAGCTGCCGCGTCAGGCAGCTTCGGCCAGCTGGGCGAAGTCGATCAGGAACTCGTCCGTCATGACGTTTTCGATGCCGAGATCCTCGAGCGGCGCGTATCCGGTCCAGCGGTAGCCCAGACGCAGACGGCCGAGCGCCAGCTGGTCGGGCGTGTTGCCCTGAGCGAGGTAGGCTTCCATGCCGGCCAGGCGGCCCTCCTGCTTTTCGCGGCGGCCGAGGGCGTTGATACTCTCGATGATGTCGCGCGCCAGGGACGGCGAGAGCGGCTGGTCGATGTAGGGGAAGACGCCCTCAATGATGACGCGCCGGACGTGCTGATCGGTCCGGACGATGCTTTCGAAGGCGAAGCGAGGATCGTCGGAGCAGGTGCGCTGGCCCCAGAAGCGGAAGCCGTTGCGGCGAATGACGCCGGTCACCGGAACGCCGTTGATCAGGCCCATCTCCGTATCGGCGCTGCCGAGCTCCCAGGAGCGGAAGCGGGTGATGCCGGTCACGCCCGGAATGGCGACGTTGGAGATCGTCTTGTGATAGCCGACCTCGCGATCCAGCCAGGCGCGCATGCCGACCGCGACGGCGTCGATGAAGCGTGGGGCGTCGGCCTTGGTCACGGTGTCGAAGGCCAGGAAGTCCAGATCGTCCAGCAGCATGAGGCCGCGGCCACTGAAGCCCGAACGATAGGCGTCCAGTTGCGGTGGGGTGTCGCCGATCGCGCGCGCGTAGCCGAAGCTGTCCTGCAGGTTCAGAATGGTCTCCAGGGCGACGGTGACGGGCTGGGTGGCCAGGCCGGGGGCGGCCAGGATCAGGGGTTGGACGCCGGTCGCCTGTTCGGCCCGGCGCAGCGCCTCGAGACCGACGATGACCTTGGCGTTCTGATCGGCCGCGATCTCGGCTTCGTCTTCGCCTTCCCCTTCAGCCACGACGACGACAACGCCGATGCTGCGTCCGAAAGCGGCGATGGCTTCCAGGCTGGGGCGCAGGGTGCCGTCAGCACCGGCTGCCTTGAGGGCGGCGTCCAAGTCATCGACCAGAACAGCCTGGCCGATCGGGAAGGCGGCGCCTGCGTCGGGCGCCGTGGCGACGATGCCCCAGGGCGTGTTCTTTGAACCCGTCAGGGCGATGGAGACTTGAGTCTTGCGGGTGACGGACGGGCCGTGCGGAAGCGGCGTCAGGGCCATTGGGCGACCTTTCGGATCAGGCGGGCGAGAAGGGGAGGACGAGCGACGCCTGCAGGGCGCGCGGGCGGGGAAGATCGATGCGGAGCAACTGCAGCTGCAGGACCGCGCGGCCGCGCGCGGCGGCGGCGAGGTCGAGGGCGACGCGCTTGAGCCGGACACGCGGCTCCCACGCCATCAGAGCCATGGCGGTGGCGGCGAATACGCGGATCCGCGTCAGCGGGTTCAGCGGCTGGTCGATCAGTTCGAAGAGGAAGGATCCGTAGGTCGGGCGCATGACGCGCTGGCCGATCGGGGTGGTGAGGATGTCCTCGATCGACTGGATGACGTGAGCGTCGGAGCTCGCATCCATGGCGCGGCCTGTTGTGCGGGACAGGCCAGTCATTGCGGGCCCCCGGACACGGCCGTGCCTGCGGTCACGCCAAGGTGCTTGTGGGCCTTGGCGCTCTTGCCGGCGAAGACGACGTCGGTGTCGCCGGTGACGACGCCGCTTGCCTTCAGGTCGCCGTTCACCTGGACGTCGCCGTCGATGACGACGTCGGCTTCCAGACGGGCGCCGGACGGGGCGACAATGTGGATGTCCGCCGGCAGATCGAAGATCAGGCGGCGGGCGTCGGCGTCGTAGGTGATGCGGAGCTCGCCATCGATCTCGATGCCGAAGCCGGCGCCCAGGAAGAGAGGCGCGAAGCGCGAGGAGCGCAGGCCGCCGATGATGACGGCCTGCTCAGGATCGCCCTCGGGCGCGACGACGCTGACCTGTTCGCCTTCCGACGGCGGGGCCCAGATCTTCAGGCGGCCGGATGGCCCGAGCCATTCGATGGGCGGGGATAGCTGCTCGCCGAACCTGACGATGACCGTGCCGGCGTTCAGATCGACGCTCTCCACCACGCCGACGCGCGACATCTCGCCGATCACGCGATCGGTTTCCGATGATTGGCGTCGGGCGGAAGGGCGGGTCATCCGCCGGACGATGGCGCAGGCCTTCAGTAAGGGCGCGCGGCCGGTGTTGTCCCGGCCGCACCGCACAAACGGCTAGGCGCCGGTCGCCAGGAGTTCAGCCGCGAGGACGGGCCAGTCGATCGCGAGAGGGAAACCGTCCTGCTCTGGGACGTCGCGCAGGGCCTGCACATGCTCCTGGACGAGGCGATAGTCCTCGGGCGTCAGTGTGGTGGCGATCTGCAGGGCCTGTTCATCGCGGTGGCGCTCGAGCAGCCAGCGAACGGCGGCGATCTCTGCGTCACGCCGGCGGCGTGCATCGATGGCGAGTTGCTCCGCCGATGGCGCGGGCGGCGTGACCGTGATCGGTGCGCCGTCGTCGTTGGAAGACAGGACTCGACCAGAGGCGATTTCATTCAGGATCGCGGCGTGCTCCGCTGAGTTCAGGGAGACGATGTCGACGGGCAGGTCATGCGGCCAGGTGTTCAGGTCGTAGAAGGCGAGCGTGGTCGCGCTGAAAGCGATGGTCATGGGATGATCTCTCCGCCGCCGCCGCCACCGCCGGGTGGGAAGCCGCCGCTGCTGTAAACGGGGTCGGGATTGCCGCGCGCCAGGCCGACAGCCATCCACTCGTAGCCGGACATGTTGCCCGAGCTGCTGTTGGCGCGGTTGGCGTAGAAGACGATGCGATCGAGGTATCGGCCGACGATCTGCATGACGAAGTCCATGCCAAAGGCCTGACCCGCGTTACGCGGCGTTGCGCAGGCGAACAGACAGCCGCCGCCGAAGGCGACCGGCAGGGCGGCATGGATTGCGCCTTCGGGGTGACTGCCGTTGGAGACGCCCCACTGGATGATCAGGTCGGTGCCGGGGATTTGTTGATAGCCGTTCGGGCCGATGGACTTGGCGAATGACCAGAGCGCCGCAGGGCTGACGAACTTGTGCGCCGGCGCCCCCGCAAGGGTCTCGGCGTTGCTGGCCGCGCGCCAGTTGATCATCTCCTCGACCCGCGCGTCGTTCGGCAGGTAGCGCCAGTCCGACCCGTTCACCCGAACGGCGACCCCGAAATTCCAGGCCCCGAAAAACACGCCGGTCCCGTCCGTGGTGGCCAACGACGGCTTGCCCGTCACCTGCGCCCAATCGTGAGAATGGAGCGCAGACGCCTTGTCTGCGGGGTTGAAGGTGGCCGATGTGTGAATCTGATTCCAGCCCTGCCAGACGCCTTGGCTGCGGCGGCGGACATAGACCTCTTCGCCCGTGTCGGGCAGCGCCAGTTGCGCGCTATATCCGCCTTCGAGGCGGTGATGCGTCAGGAAGGCGTAGCCGCGCAGCCCAGCGCCAAGGTTGGCGTCGCCGCCCGAGATGCCTTCGGGACAATCATCCGGCGAGTTGATGCCATGCCCCGGCCGCAGCGGGACCACTCGGATCGGGTCGAAGTTCTGATCCGTCCAGAGTTTCGCCCAGCCCGCATAGGACTGGTCGCTCGGCGAGGCGCCGACCCAGGCTTCGGGTTTGTCTCCCGGCTGGGTGGCGTGGGTAACGACGATGGCCGAGTAGCCATTGGCGGCGTCGCGGCGGGCGATCTTGGACAGGTAGGCGTAGCCGGTCGTCGGCATGCCGGGCTGGTTCGGAGCGACCATGGTGCTGGCCCCGGTCGGCAGCGCGCCATACGCCTCGGGCGAGCTGAAGCTCATCAAACGTCCAGCGCCGGTCTTGCCCAGGCCGGTGGCGCTAGTCGTCACCAGGTTGGCGGCGTCGAAGTGCTCGGCCGTCCAGGTGCGATGACCGTTGATGGTCAGACCGCCGAGGCCCGTTAGTTCAAAACGTCCGTTGGTGTAGGCCAGCCATCGGCTGCCGTCCGAGCCGAACATGACGGCGCCGTCTGTAGCGTTACGCGCGGCCGTCAGGTCACGGAAAGAGGCGTTTTCGCCAAGGCTGGCCTTCGTGTCGGGATTGAAATTATCGGGATCCCAAACGCGCCCGTATCGGGAGAAGACGACGCCGCCCAGGACGCGAAAGTTGCCATCCGAGTCGAAGCGGAAGAAACGCGGATCAGCAGGCGTGCCGGTTCGCACGCCTATCCGATCGCCGGACTCCGAATAGACCATGGCGTTGCCAGTACCCATGTCGATGCTGGCGAAGCGGACTCGCTCTCCCAACGTCGCCTTGGTCGCCAAGGCGTCGATCAGGCCTGACACCTGCGCCATGGTGTGGCTGTGCAGGGCCTGAGCCTTTTCGCCCAGGGTGGCGATCAGGCCCGCAATCCGCGACATCGGCAGTTCGGGGATGCGCGCCTCGTTGAAGCTGCCGGAATTGACGTCGGAGGCGTCGTGCTTGTGGTCCTTATGGGCCTTGAGCGCCAGGGCCTCGCCAAGGCCGACAATGTCACCCATGGCGTGGCTGTGGACCTTGGCGGCGAAGTTTGCAGCCCAAGCCAGCAGCGCGCGGCCCAATCCATAAGGGGTGACGGCAAGATCCTGACGCTCGCCGGCGATGGTTTCGGCTCCAGTGGCGAGCTCGACCACGCCGAGGCGCGTCGTCGTGGCGGGCGGATTGACGAAGTTGGTGTCGCCGAAGACGAGCTCGGCGTCGATGTCGCGCGCGAACGTGAGATCCACGGCCTGGAGCAGGGTGGCGGCCGGCACCTTTTCCATGATCGGGGTTTCGCTGCTGACGACCGCCAGCAGGACGCCGGTGGAGGCGTAGAGGCCGAAGGCGCGTAGGGAGTAGGCGTCGGCCGATTCGTCGCGAAGGAAGACGTGGATGGTGCGAGGCGAAAGAACCTCGCCGCCGAAGGTCTCCAGCCGTTTGAACTCGCCCGGTAGAGCCGTGAGAGCCTGTTGCGCAGAGGCAGCGCCGGCGTGCTGCTGACTAAGGCCTATGTGGCTGATCGTAAGGGCGGCCGTGCCTGTATGGGCCGGATTGGTCAGGGCGGCGAGCCCGGCGTCAGTCAGGGTCAGGATGATGGCGGTCATGGGGTCAATCGTCGGGGCGTCAAGTGTCAGGGCTTCAGGCGGCGATCGTGGTTTCAGTGAGAGCGAGGCGGCGATAGGTCGCGGTGCGGGTGGCGCCCAAGACAGCGATTGAGCCCCTGGCTGAAATCCCCTGGGTGAAGGTGAACCAGGCGCGGGCGGGCTTGGTCCGGGCGACCTCGTCCATGACTTCCTCCACGAAGCGGCCGGTGGCCGGCGCGCCGTCCGCGCCGTTCAGGGTCAGCACCAGGTCAAAGGTGTAGGGATCGCCCGGCGGGTCTTTCTGGTGCCACTCGCGCAGTGCGATGTTCCCGCCGAAGGCCCGGACGACGCGCCGGACCGAGGCGGCCGTCCCCTTGATACGCTGGACCTCGATCGCCTGGGCGACGAAGGCGCGCTTCACCGGCTCGGGCCAGTCGTCGTTCCAGGCGTCGATCGACAGGGCGTAGGCGAGCCAGGGCAGAAGATCGATCGGGCAGTTACGGGCATTCCACAGCGGCCGCAGGGGCGCGCCGATCTGGTCAAGCCGCCGCGTCAGGATCTCGAGCGCGCGTTCGACCGTCGTGGAGTTGTCCGGGGCGAGGGACTCAAGGTCGTAGCTCATTCGCCCAGGCCTGCATGACGAACGGCGATCCCGGTGCAGCGAGCCGCCTGCAGCCGGGAGACGGCGACGTTCGCCGGCGGCTGGATCAGATTCACGTCCTGGACGCCTTCGGCGGTCAGGGCGGCGATGATGCCGGCGCGAGTGGGGTCGCGGCCCAGGCGGAAGCATTCGGCGACATAGCGGTTAAGCCGGCTTCGGGCCTCGGCCATGACGATGCCGCTGTCAGGACCGGCGAAGGTCCAGACATCCGCTTCGATCGCGTAGTCGATGATCTCGGCCGGCGCGACGATGACCTGATCGGTGAGGGGACGGACAGTCTCGGCGGATACGGCGGCCTCGACCTGGGCGAGCAGTTCGGCGTCGGGGACGCCCGTTTCATTGCGCGCCAAGATGGTGACCAGGACGACACCGGGCGACGGGCTGGTGGCGCTGGCGTCCAGAACGTCGCCGCTGACGCCCAGGGCGTGGGAGATGTAGGCGCCTTCGGGCCCGGCGACGGAATAGGCTTCCGGCGCCAGCAGCGCGCGGCGGCGCAGATCCTCGTCGAGTTCCATGACGGCGGGGGTGTTGGTCGCCGGGTCGGCTGGCTCGAGCTCGAGGCGGGTGACCCCGAGCAGGGCGACGAGGTTGTCGAGATCCGGGCCCACGGCATACGCGATCGTCACCGCCTTGGCCGCGTCATTGACGCGCTGGCGCAGGAGGACTTCGCGCCAGGCGAAGATCTCGAGCAGCTTGACGATGGGCTCGCTCTTGAGGCGCAGCGCCTGTTCCAGGGCATCGGCGGCCGCGGCGTCGTCGTCCCGGATAAGGGCCACCAGGCGCGCCTTGGATTCCTCGACAATCGCCTCGAACGAGATCGTCTCCACGACGCCGGGAAACGGCAGTCTGGACAGGTTGACGGCGGTCGCGCCGCTGGCTTGGCCGGCGAAGGTGGACATTCCACGGTTGTCGCCACGGGGAGCCGGGCGCGGCGACCGGCCGCTGTTGTCCCGGCCGCACCGCACAAACGGCCGCCGGATCAGCGGGCGCGGCGACCCCAGCCGAGCGCGTCGCCGGCGTGGTCGATGAAGCGGTTGAGGATGTCCGCCTCGATCTGGGGGTTGAAGCCCAGCAGGGCGCGTTCGGGATAGTCGATCTCGGGCCCGCCGGGGGCGACGCGATCGCGCAGGCCATAGTGGTGGGTCTGGGCCAGGCGCGAGGCGCGCTCGGTGAACTCGATCCAGCCCGACTGTTCGTCGTGGCCGGTCTTCAGATAGCGGCTGGACCGCAACGAGCGGAACATCTGGGGCGATCGGCGGCGGACGCTACCCTTCAGACCGCGAACCGCGCCGCCCTCGGCCGAACCTTTCGGCGGCAGCCAGTCGACCACGCGGTCCTCGTGGAAGGTGCGGATGCCCTCGGCCTCGCGGTCGTAGCCGGTCAGGTATTTGCCGCGCTTCATCCAGCTGCGCATGTCGACCAGGCGCAGCTGGCCGCCAGAGCGATAAAGGAAGCGGACGGGGCGGGTGGCGGCGCGCCTTTCCTTGCGCGGCTTGCGCTTGGGCCAGGGCGAACCGTCGGGCGCGCGTTGTCCGGCCATGGTGCGCTGGTTGGCGCGGCGGATCATGCCGGCCATGTCGCGCATCAGCCTCTTGCGTGCCGGGGGCTCCAGCTGGGTCAGCATGGAGGCAGCGAGGCTATGAAGGGTCTGCAGGTCTTCGGCCATCAGCCGGCGTCAGGGTGGGCCGAGCAGCGAACCAGCACCTGGTCGTCCAAGTAGACGACGTGCAGCGGCGGGCCGTCCAGCTGGAAGGCCATGGGCGGGGGCTCGTCGGCAATGACAAGATCGTGGCCGCCGTCAGGGCGCGGTGCGAACTGGACGTCCTCGGTCAGTTGCAGGCGGATCAGGACGTCGACCTTGTTGCTGACGAGGAACTCGATCTCCTGGGTGAAGCCCTGGTCGGACTTGGCCTCATTGGCGATCAGGTCGTGCTGGTGCCGGGCGATCCAGACCAGCAGGGGGATGGTGATCTCCTCCGGCTTTCCGGCGAAGTCGAGGAAGGACAGGATCAGGGTGTAGCGCCACTGGAAGCCCGAGCCGGGCCGGGCCCCGGCGACGGCGCGGACGTCGGAGGCCACCATGTGCAGGCGGTCCGGATTGCGGCGCAGGTCGTGGCGCGCATCGAGGGCGGCGACCAGGGCGTCTCGCAGGTGATCAGGTTTCTTCATCGGCCGTGACCGAACAGGCGGCGCCAGGGAGAGACTGGCGTCTGCGATTGCAGCCAGCCCTCCTGATCCGCCTTCTCGGCGGCGTGGACGTCGACGGCCAGCTGACGGGCGGCGTCGCAGGCGAGCAGCGCCACGCCGCGC